TTTAACAAACCCATTATTAAAGGAGGTTTTATTATGACAACTGAAAAATCAGACTTCAGCACATATCAAAACTTCCTTTTCATTTTCTTTCTCACCCCCCTTAGTTGTTGATTCTTTCAGATTAGGTACAACAGACATGTCCATCATTGCAGCATTTACCATGTACTTATTGCCGCCAAGCTCCTCTGGAATCAAGTTCATTTCCTCAAGTTCCCTAATGTCATTGGCTGACATTATTCCGTTCTGCCTCATTGTCTGATAGAAGCTCGCTCTTGATGCCGCATCGCCTCTTAGCCTTCCGTTCAGATTAAACTTAACGAAGTACTTCTTTTTATCATCATATGAAAACAAGGCCTTTTGCATGGACTGCTCAAGCCTTGATACCCAGGGGATTATTGTGTTATCGATGAAGCTTATCGATTGGTGTTCGATATTTGAGAATGTAGCTCTATCAAGGGATGCAACTAGATGTGGAGGCACCCTGAATATCCTGCATATCTCTTCAGTCTGGAACTTTCTCGTTTCAAGGAATTGTGCTTGCTCAGGTGGTATGCCTATGCTCTGGAACTTCATACCTTCCTCAAGTACAGCCACCCTATGAGCATTGTTGCTGCCCTGGTACACTGCATTCCAGCTGTCTCTTACACGCTTCGGATCCTTAACCACACCGGGATGCTCAAGGACTCCTCCTGGGTTAGCACCGTTTGCAAAGAATGTAGCTCCATACTCTTCAGTTGCTATGGCCATTCCTACAGCATTCTTTGCCATCGCTATTGGCGAGTACCCAACAAGTCCATCAAAGCCAAGGCCTGGAATGTGCAGCACATCATAATCCCTTAACTTTGTGGAGCCGAGCTCGGTTCGGTATTCATAAATCAGATCTCCATTTGAGTTTCTATCCACAACCATTCGATCTGGCAGCAACGGATAGATGGAAATCACATTGCCCCTGCCATCTCTTATTATCTGGGCATAAGCATTTCCCCAAAGCAAAAGATGACTCATCAGTGTTTCTACTAAAAACAAATGAAGTCATCTCAGGATTCGGTTCATCATGGAGGATCCGGTAAAGTCTATGATCTAGGGTCTTCTCCTTGCCGTTTGATGTATGCTCATATACATGGAGCGGCAGGCTTGCTATTGTTTCAGCAAGGATTCTGACGCATGCGTACACAGCAGTTGTCTGCATTGCTGTCCGCTCATTCACTGTCTTTCCGCTGCTAGTGCTCCCGAAGAAGAAGCTGTAGTTGCTTCCGAAGTATGTATTTGTAACAGGCTTATCCCTTGACCTGAATAGCCTTCCAAATATAGGTATCTGCATTCTGTACCTCCTCAAACTTAATTCTGTACAAACTAAAAGCACCTCTTTCGAAGTGCCTTAGTGATGATTCTATTTTCCATATAGTATGAACTCAAGATATTCTTTCTTGTGTTCGTCGATGAACAGCACAAGTTCGAAGTAGTCATTATTGTATGCTTCTCGCTGGACACCATAAATATCAAACATTGAATATTTTCCAGAGTCCCTGATGTCCAGAATCTGCTCCTTTAGCTTGTCCGTTATGAGTCCTGGCTCAGCATAATAACATCCGTACCGGCAATATGGGTGCCCTTCAGATTCACAAAGCACCCCTTCCTTGGCTCCCTCAGCCTTAATGTATAAGCAGTGGTAGACGCCATTGGTGTCAATATACATAGCATGCAGGTTCTGCTCGATGAATGAGTAGTCGTCAAGAAGGTTATTAGCGAAGTTGTCGTACTCAGCTTGCGTAAGTTCCACTATCTCCTCGATGACAAACTGGCTGCCTTCAGAGGGCTTTGTGGCCCTCGATTTGAGCTCTGCAACATCAACTGGCTTCCTTATGAACGCTGCCTTAGCCATTGCGCTTTCCTCCCCTGATGCCCTCGTAGTTGAAGTTACCCTTTCTTATTTCCGCATTCTCAGCCTCAACCGTTTTCTTGTAGTCCTCGTCCTTTATCTCTTTCTGCCAGCACTCCATGCATATGCAGTCAGTATTGAACATTGACATTATCCTTCCATCCTTAAGTTCCTTGTGGCACCTGTCGCATCGTGTCTGCGAGAAGAACCTGTCTTTCATCTTTCTTCCTCCAGCTCTTCCAGGGCACTATTAAGTTCCTCAAGAATGTTGCTTGCATACTTCTGTGCAGTGATATTTACCCTCGTGCCTACAATCTCCAGGTCACCTTCAACCATCACGATTAGCCCTTTCACCAGTTCAACCGCTTTGATGTTCTCAACCTTAATTCCTATTGGATGGAGCATTCTAAATGCACCTTCTTTGATTAGGCTCTCAAGCTCTGTCTCGCTGTACATCATCACATCTTCCTCTGGTTCGCTTACGTTCTCAAGAATGAAGTTGCTTCCCCATTTGCCGATGATCTTGCAGGTTGTCTTGCCGTTCTTTGTGATTAGGAAATCTCTTTTTTTCATACATTAATCCCTCCTGGTTATCTTGTTATTACATATATCACTCTAAAAGCTATATATAGCAAGTTAATCTTGAGGTTTCTGTGTAAGTTTAGAGAATGAGGATACCACGATCATCATAGACGCTACCCTTTATCTCAGTTTTCTGATGGCTCTATCCAGGGCCATGATTAAGGCAACAGCTCCGTCAATTCTTCTCTGTGCNTTTTTCCTTGTCCGGCTTTATGTTGCCAGCAGGATCCGTCTTGACGTATATGTTGTCCATCATCCAGCGGAGTACAGGATTACCTGCATGGGCTATCTTCTTCTCGAGAGTAAGTTTCATGAGCTCCTTGGTCGGTGGAGACATATCCTTGTATCCTTGACCAAATGGAACTACTATAAAACCCATGCCTTCAAGGTTCTGAACCATCTGCACAGCACCCCATCTGTCGAAGGCTATTTCCTTAATGTTGTACTTTGTTCCAAGCTCCTCAATGAAATTCTCAATGTAGCCATAGTGGACCACATTGCCATCTGTGGTTTTGATGTAGCCCTGCATCTCCCATGTGTCATAAGGCACATGATCCCTTCTTACTCTGTTCTGCAGGTTGTCTTCTGGTATCCAGAAGTAAGGCAGTATTATGTATTTCTCATCTTCAGTCCTTGGTGGAAACACCAGAACAAAGGCTGTGATGTCAATGGAGCTTGAAAGGTCCAGGCCAGCGAAACATTCTCGGCCTCTCAATTCTTCCGGATTCACAGCAAAGTCACATTCATCCCAATGATGCATTTGCATCCACCTGACTGATTGCTTAACCCAGATGCAAAGCCTAAGCTGTTTGAACAGATTCTCCTCTGCAGCATTCTGTCTTGCATTTTCACAAGCGATCTTGTATCTTGTCTTCCTGCACTGTTATTCCCATACTGGGATTTGCTTTCTTCCATACTTCAGGATTGGTCCAATCGTCATTTTCATCTGCAGCATAGATAGTCGGGTAGAATGTTAGATCCACCTTCCTTCCTTCAAGGATGTCCATAGCTTTCTGGTGGAGCTCGTAGCCTATGCTATTGAAGTCATTTCCTGCAGTGGTGATTAGGAAGTTCACAGGCTGTCTTCTGGCGTCTGATGCACCATGAAGCATGACGTTCATCATCTCCCTATTGGCAACGTGAGTCTCATCAAATAAAACCGCTGTTGGTGAGATACCATGTTTCGAGTATGCCTCGCTTGAAAGCACCTGGTAAAAGGAGTTCATAGCCGGATATACTATCCTCTTCTGGGACGCCACGACCTTTAGCCTCTTCTTCAATGCAGGACTAAGCGAGATCATATCCACCGCTACGTTATAAATCAGACTTGCCTGTGCCCTGTCTGCAGCGCAGCTGTATATCTCAGCTCCACGCTCACCATCAGCAGTAAGCATATACAGGGCAAGGGCAGCTCCAAGCTCTGTCTTACCCTGCTTCTTAGCAATTTCCACATAGGCAGTTGTTATCTGCCTGAAGCCATTTGGCTTTATGATTCCAAAGATGTTCCTGATTATAGTCTCCTGCCATGGGAGGAGCTTGAAAGGTTGATTGTACCATTCGCCTTTAGTGTGCCTAAGATTCTCAATGAACCTTACAGTGTGATCAGCCCTCTCTGGCATGTAGGTTGATGTTGGCAGCATGAACTTTGTTGGGACAAACAGATCGCTTTTTTTATTAGCCAGTTATCTCACCGCATTCTTTTGGAAAATTGAGTGAAGCATATTCACCAAATAACATTGATGCTGCATTGTCCCGAACCTTAGCTGCCAGCCTCGAATCATCGAAGGTTCCAATATGATACTTCCTACCACAGAAGTGGATGTATGCTTCGAAGGCATTCTCACGTTTTGCTTTGCTCACACCGATGTAGCCTGATGTGTTTGTCTTCTTTAAACTCTGATTGAAGCAGTTTTCATGATGGTTGCAGATCCTAAGATTAGACCTTCTGTTGTCCATCCTGTCCCTTGAGATATGGTCTACTTCCATCCATGATGGATAATTCAGGATCACTTTATGCAGCGGTACAATCTTACCCTTTCGCTTTGTTGAAATGTATCCCTTCTTCGAAAGGTGCCAGCTGTGCTTCTTAACCTTGTCATAATCAGCCTTATCAAAAGTAAAAGCCACACCGTTTCTGGTGTAGCCAGTAATGTAGGACTCTCTTTCAATGATCACATACGTCAATCCCCTGCACCTCCCTTGAGAAGAAGGAGCTCCATTGGATCATCACTCTCCAGTGGCTTATCAGTTACTATCCTGCTCCTGGCTGAAGGTGTTAGCCCAAACTGCTCGCAGAACCTATTCATTATCTTCAGGTAAGTCTGAGCAATAGATACCTGCGGTACCTGCTGCCAATATCCTGATGGAGTCTTTACTATGGTTCCATGCTTGGTTATGAACTCCTCAGCTTCTTTCCATCTTGCATATGCCTGGCAGTATCCAGCGAAGGCTGCCATATCTACTTCGGAGAGGACTCCCATGATCTCAAGGAGCTTTCCGGTTCTTCTCCATTCCTTTTTAGCTTCAGTATCAAGCCACACAGGACACTTAGGCATCTTCTTATCGGGCTTTGGTTCATATTCGTTTAGAGCTCGCTTTCCTGGGTTTCCTTCCAAGACCTTGATAGCTGTCGGTTTTGGTTTCCTTCCTCTCGTTGCCATGTTCGTCACCTCCTTCCATAAGAAAAGAGCCCGAAGGCTCAATTTGATTTGGTATCTACTTTTCTATCTTTGGTTCTATTCCTCTAAACGCTCCATTACCTTCCATTCCTTTAAGAAGGGCTGCTCTTGTTTCCTTGTGCGCAGCTCCGTTTAGCCCTAACCTTATTAGCCACACCCTCAATGCGTACTTTGGGTTATCATCTTGTGAAGGTTTGTAGGATGCGTACTTCAGTTGCCTTGCCTGGTTTGCTGCAGCCTTTAAGACTATCTTGAGTGCTTTTACCTTTTCTTCGCTTATCCCCTCAGTGTCGAAGAATGCAACCGGAGCCTGACCGCTTAGGTCGATTCTGAGTCCCTGCAGTCGCGCCCCTAAAGGCTCCAGGACCGCTTCAAGTTCCTTCAGGTCCGTTACCTTTGCCTCTGCCAGCTCCTCCGCAACACCGAGCCCCACAGGCCGCCAGTCGAGGCCTAGTGATAAAGCCAAAAGCTTCTGCTTACTGGCGATTATGTTGATAAGGTTACGAATCGTTGCTCCTGTGTGGCCTTGGAGGCTTATCTCAATCACACCATCCTGCTTAGCTAGACTCTCACCCATAAGCACTCGCTCTGTGTAAGTTATTTCGTCTTCGGTGGAATCGCTGTTAAGTAAGCTTTCAAGTAACTGTTCAACTCCGGCTGCATTGATGACCTCTCCAGTTCTTGTGATTGTGTACGTTGTCTTTCCATCTGTGATTTCGTAGCTGAAGCTTGGAGCCCCTTTGTACTTAGCCTTGACACCCATCTTTTCCTCAACCGCCTTAATAACTTCCTTCTTGTCCATTACGATACCTCCTGTGTTTCTTGGTAGTGTATATATCACTCTAAACACAGGTTATATCAAGTTATTCTTCGGCTTAAGAATCCTTTGATTTCACTTCTTTTACAAGGTCAGAATATGGTATTTTAACTCCCTCTCGCTCAACGAACACATCCTTATCCGACCCAGTGAAACTAACGTAGCGCCTCAAGGCCACGCTCACATATTTTTCATCAAGATCCATTCCAAAGCAAATTCTGTCTGTCTGCTCGCAGGCAATCATCGTTGATCCCGATCCCAAGAATGTATCCATTACAATTCCATTGACTTGGGATGAATTCTTTATGGGGTAGGCTAATAGACCGATTGGCTTCTCGGTTGGATGACTCTCATTTCTTTTTTGGTTTATCAAAATTCCAGACTGTAGTCTCAGATCTACCTGTATACCATTTGTGGTTGCCAGTTCTTTAACCAACCATACAGTATTGGTTCATGGATCCAGTTGTATGGGCTACGGCCAAGGGACCAGTGAATTCTTCTTCCAAATGCACACACCACTGAGGTGAAAGCCAGCATCAACGAATGCCTTTCTGAAATTAAGTCCTTCAGTATCAGCATGGAACACATAGATCGAAGCTCCTGGAGCCATGTTAGCTGCCATATTATTGAATGCATCCAGAATGAATTTATAGAATTCTTCACCCTTCAAATCATCATTCTTGATCGAAAGCCCGGAACCTCCGACATATGAGACGCCGTAAGGCAAGTCAGTAACCACAAGGTTTACCTTCTTACCATTGGCTAGCTTCTCAACATCTTCAGCTTTGGTTGCATCACCACAAACAAGCCGGTGTCTGCCAACAGTCCATACATCGCCACGATTAACGAAACTAGCTTCTTCCAAGGCTTTCGTCAAATCGAACTCATCGTCTTCCTTAACGTCCTTATCGTGAAGTTTGGTGAAGAGCTGATCAATCTCTGGAGGATCGAATCCAGTGAACTTCAGATCATAATCGAGACCTTCAAGGTCCTTCAACAAGTCTGCCAGCATATTCTCGTCCCAGAATCCTGATACCTTATTGAGGGCAACATTCAGTGCCTTCTCCTTAGTTTTGTCAATGTCTATAACCACACAATCGATTTCCTCAAATCCAAGTGTCTTAAGGACAGAGATCCTCTGATGACCGCCAATGACAGTCCTGTCCTTGTTAACTATGACAGGATCAACATATCCAAATTCCTTAATACTGTTCTTGATTTTCTCAAACTCGCTGTCACCTAGGCTTCTAACTTCTTTCTGGGATTGTAGCTGGCTGGTATAAGATCTTCTATTCTTAGCTTTTTAAACTCCATCTTCATCTCTCCAAAATCTTGATTTGATATAGCAGTTATGACTGCAGTACTTTCTTTCTGGGGTACCATAGCTTTCGAACTCATTATTACAATGGCTACAGGTTAATTTCTTTATAGCGCTCTGGCTTGGCTGCCTCTTATCCGGGTGGAGCTGCCACCAGTTTCTTCTACAAGTTTCTGAACAGAACTTCCTCACCCTTCCTCTTGGCGCTTGAGTAAGTTTCTTGTTACAGTGTTTGCAGATTAGTGATGAATTCTTCTGCTCCTCAAGGTTCAAAGCCACGACTACAGAACTGCCTCCAATTCCATGGCGATTGCAGTAGCTACGGACATTGTTCCTGTTAAGTCCCATTGCTGCTGCAATCGCCTTGTATCCGAAGCCATTTATGCGTAATTCTGTTATTTTTTGACGTTCTTCATCAGTCATGTCTTTGTCCCCCCAGAAACAAAAAACGCCTCGGTTGGCTGATTTCTCAGCTCACCTTAGCGTTCAAACTTGTGACTTACTTTGTAGAATTACTTTTTATGGCATCAACAATGATCATTGTACATATAACCATAACAGAGCAAAGTATAGATATTGAGCTTACCACAAAAACCCACATCATATGGACCTGGACCCATAGTAGACCCGACGTATGTAGAAATAAATAAAACAGACAGAAAAACAAAAAGCCCTAAAATAGAATAAGCAAAATATTTCATTTTAACCCCTTATAGCGTATACTTTCATGATAAATAAATCAACTTGTCACATAATTAGTATACCGCATTGAAATATTATATTCCACTTAAGTTTCAGTTTATATCAGTGCTAAATATATTGAATTCCAACTAACTATTACGCAAAACCCCAAACTTCAAATAGCTTGAATCCCAATCCTTCAGGTACTTTCCGGCACCATTTCGCGATACCCCCCTTATGAAATTTCGCGAAAATTCACGCGTTGGGAACGCGCGTTCGAAACCCCTTGAGCCCCAAGGGTTTTCAGCCCCCTACCCCTCATGTAACGGTTTCAGTATTTGTATGAAACATGCATATCTTCCACCCGAGTTTTCCGGTTGTGACACCTTGTACATAGTGGTTGCCAGTTGGTCTCATCCCAGAAGAGGATCATATCACCTCGATGAGGTATGATGTGATCAACCACAGTTGCTCTGGTCAGCGCACCAACCTGCATGCACCTGACACACAGTGGTTGTGCTTCAAGGTACTTCTTCTTAGCCTTACGCCACCTACCATCATAGCCTTTGTCTGTGGAGCTTAGCACAGTTGCTGCATGCTGCTTCGCATGAACATCACAGTACTTAGTTGCAGTGAGCAGTGGACAGCCTGGATGCTTACATGGCTTCATTGGTTTCCTTGGCATACAGCTTCCTCCCTAAAGTTAAAGCCCTGAGATTGCTCTCAAGGCTTATTTATCTTCTTCCACAAGTACATAATATCACATGTCAATAGTGGCTTTAAATGACATTTACTGGCCAATTTTGCATTTTAGCATTTCATGAATACCTAATCTTCTTGTTTAGTAATTAGTTCTGTAATTAGCTCTGTAATTAGAGGGTTTAAACTCCACACGCGTGTATTCACGTATTTATACGTCCCTACTCTCTTAAAAATAGATATATTAATCTATAGATTATTTTAATTACACAAATTACAGATTTCACTAATTGCTTGAGGGACAGAGCTTTTTTTATGTAATTAGAATTTGTAATTATCTTTTTCTGATTACGCTGATTACAGCCTCATTCATCCATTTTGTAATTGGAACATGTATTTTTGTAATCAATCACTTTTTGCTAATTACAAATATTTAAGCCCTGAGATTGCTCTCAAGGCTTTTTAGATATACTTCTACGGTTATATTGTCTCACATAATTTTTGATTCTACAAGTGGTCTGGGGGTGGCCTGTATGTGGCCTATTTCAAGTTTTCTAAAACTTGCAATACCCCGAAAACCATTGATAACACTAGCTTCCTGCAGCTGCATTAATTTCTGTGTCCATAACTAGATTGGTGACCATGCAATCTTTTTTTAGATTTTTCAACATTATTTTCTCAGCTTCCTTCAAAGCTCTGTTATGAAGTTTCAGTACCCACCTCACCTGATAACCAAGAACTTCAGCAATTTCTTCCCAAGACTTATTTTTAATGTATCTCTGATTTATGATTGCTCGATAAAGTGGATCTTCGATCTCGAGCACAAGTAGCTCAATCTCAGTCTTGAGGCTATACAGAATGTCTATATCCCTATTTATTTCTTGTTCAAGCATCACCATTCTAACAATTGCATTCTCCATCGGACTCTTCTGCTTTGTTGAGCTAACCTTGCTATCGCTATAGCTTGCTGTTATTTTCATTGCCTGACATTTCAGGTTTTCCTTCTGGCTAATCTTGTCATTAATCCTTTGATCTAAACTATGAGCTTTGCTCAAATATTGCTTTATGTCCATTCTCATTCTGGAATAGTCAATATTAGCTCAGTCAGAAACACAAGGAAACTATGACTTGCTGGGGT